AGTTCAACACATACGCGCACCGTCACGCCTCGACCATCACCTCGACACGCTTCCAGCGTTCATATGTCTGGTTTCGACGTTCATACCGACAGATGCATGCAATCGCTGACTTTGAAGCACCGTAAGCCCTGGCAATATCTCTATACGACCAGAATGCGATCTCATGCAGATCGAGAATCTGCTGCACTTCCTTATCTGTAAGTTTTGCGTGTTGATGGAATTCACCGACGCGGATGCCGCGGTCGTTGGTGGCGATGTACCTGATTATCTTCTGTTGAACCATTGCGCCCCCTCTATGCCGTCGATGCATCGTGGCTGACCCAAGCGGTGCCTTTGCTTCCTTTGCCGGCAATGCCAGGTATCCACACTTGACGCTTCTCGAAACCCAATTCGTGCAGGGTGTCTTTCGCTATGCGACGCGACGCCTTGCTTTCACTCTGCCCGTCGAGCAATGTTGCCGGCAGGCGAAAAGGTCGCGCCACGGTGTCGGGGTTGTTAAGAACCCACTCAATAATCGATTTCCGCAAATCACTGCATGTTGTTTCTGTTTGCATTTTATTGCTCACTCCAATCCGTTAAAAACTGCAAATAAAGGGTTTGTTCCTCCTTGTTCCTTTCGTGCCCACTGGTATACAAGGGTGGCCCCAAACGACATATATGTACCTCTCTACCCTATAATTTATAAATAGTAGGAACAAAAGGAACAGAAGGACAACCCTTGCTAGAAGGGGATCTCGGCGTTCCCCCTCCCGTTCCCTGCTGGCTTTTGTGAGGGAACATATGCCCATGCCGGCGTACCACTAATCCGCATCTTTTTGCGGGAATAACCAAGCTGGCGCAGCACAGATCCGGCGCGCATTTCATCCGCCCGCTTAATATCCTTGTCCTTGAACCCCAAAGCCCCTTTCAGGACATCCGAAACCCGTAAATACGCCCGAGTATTCGGCATATCACCGACCAGGACATCCTCTTCGCCAAGCCATTTACAGATTGCATCGAACCAGGCATCGGTCATCGTGTGTTCGGCATGCGCTTCGGCGGATAGCACCTCGGCGTCTTTGAAATCAACGCCCCCAAGCATGAACATGACCGCCCCCTCTGCCCAAAGCTGATTACGGTCGGCGATGATCTTTTCGGTGTCGGCATGGCTAACCTTCACCGGCAGCCAGCGACGGTTGCCTGTTTCGTCCGCCAGGAATTCCTCTTTGTTGGTTGTGCCAATAAAGACCAGGCGCCGCATGAACACGGTATTGAACTCCTTGAATTTCGGCGTCCAGTCCTCTTGTGTGCGGGTAATGAAAGCCTTAATCGTTTCCAGTTCGCGGGTGTGTAACCCCCGCAGTTCGCCGATCTCGGCCAACAGCCGGCCGCGCATCTTGCGGGCAAGGTCTTGCTCTTTCTCATGGAAAGAGATCTCACAAAAGAAATCCATCGACGGGGCCATCATCGCCACGGCCGTGCTTTTCTTTAGCCCCTGGGCGCCGACCAGGATCGGCACCATGTCAGCCTTAACCCCTGGCTGGACAACCCGGCCGGCCATCGCCGACCACAAGTAGCGCGATACCGCACGGTGATAGGGGGTATCCTCAACGCCAAAATAGTCGAGCAGGAAACACTCAACGCGCGGCACCCCGTCCCACGTCAGGCCGTCAAGCCAAGTTATAGCGGTGTCGAACTTGTTGCGAAACGCCACATAATGCACCGCATCGCGAATCAACTCCCGGCCAATCGGCTTAAACGATTGCTTTTCCAGACATATGCGTAGCTCCACATAGTCCTCGTCACCAAACGGGCGCCAGGCAACCTCTCCGAACGGCGACCAGACGATCTCGTCCTTGAACTGATCAAACCGCAGTTGCATGCCGCACATGGTATGCCGCAACGCTTTCACCACATTATCAACGGTGGCCAGGATCGCCCCGCTCTTATCCCGTAAAAACCCTGGCAATGGTTCCGGCGCGTTATCCGGCACCTCGGCGACGAGATCCGCGAATATGTCCTTCTGATACCCCACGGCCTCGATGAACTCGCCGCGGGTGCGACTGGCGCAGGAACCGTGCAGGCACTTAAAATGCCCCTGGGCATACTCCGCATCGGGTGGAAAGTAGGTCGTGCTGCCATCCCCCGCCTGACCCATGCTGTGACCATCCTCAAACGGACAACGAATATGCCGCTCGCCGTCTCGCCCATCGGCCATCGTCCAGCCGTTCTCGTCCAGGTATTCCCCGAGCGGATCTTCGCCGACGATCCCGGTACCGGACCCCTTGCGACCCTTAACCATGGTTGTCGATTCCCCGTTACCGAATTCGGTAGCCAGGATCGACCAGATGGCCTCGAACTCAGCCGCATCCAACACCGGGATATCGTTCGGCAATCCCTGCTCCCAAACGTAGCGCACACCGGACGGGTGTGTGCCTATGGCGATAAACTGCTGCCCGGTGCCGAGAAACTCGACATTCCCCTGGTCGGTCTTAATGATCCGCTTCGGGAAATCCCCCGGCATTTCAAACACCATCAGGAATTTGCTGGCATTGCCCCGCGTCCGACACGGCAACTGCACCCCCAACACCTCGGCAATGCGCGACTTGATCGCCTTGGCCATCCCGGCATCGGTGACATCGACATCGAGTGCCCGCACCGTGCGCGTTTGAATGCAGATCCCGTAATCACTAATCGGGCGCCACTTTCGGATCTCGGCATCGGTCGAACGCTTTGCTGTCCACTTGGCCAGCCCAACCACCTGGCCGTTGCCGTTGTAAAGCGATGGCACCTTACCCTTACTGGCCAGCTTGGACGTCGGCGAGATCGGCGCCTCGGGATTACTCACCACCGGCAACAGATCATCGGTCAAGCCGAGGACGAACGTCAGGTGATCCCAATCGGCCGGCATGGCACCCCATGGCCCGGTCGCGTTAATTACTTTAGCGGTCATCACGGTCTGCACTCCATGTAAGCCGCGATTACTTCTTGCGCGACTTGGCTGACGATCGCGTTGCCGTAGGCGCGCAGTCGCACCACTCGGGCGGCAGACCCATTAGCCAGCGGGAATGTGCCAGGTTCAACTGGCCGCCACTTTCCATCCCGGCAGTAGAGCCAATCCGCATCTCGCCAGTGGCCGTTAGTCGGGCCGGCGTTGCCCATCCCGTTAAAGCCACTGCTCCCGGTAGTCGATCCGACCCCTGCGCCGGCCCACCCTTCGGCCCGTCCGTTGCGCTCGGTGTCGTCCAGCCTGCTGACAGAACCGCATCCTTCAGATCCGTCCGGTAACTGCCCGCCGCGTTCGGATCCCGGTTGCAGTCCTTCTTCAACCGACCTGCCCTGCCCTGCCCGTTGCTGTCTATCGCTTGTGGTGTCGGCCAGCCCGCTAAGTGTGCGTCCGGCGGCAACGCGCCCCCGCCCTGATTCGGTCCCCCGTTGCTCCCGTCCGACGCCGAGCAAGTCGTCCAACCCGCCAAATTCGCCTGCCTCGGCAACTGGTCGAACCGCTCCGTACCGTCCGCTCTCGGCTTGATGTCCGCCCCCGAGTCCTTCCAGTCCCTTGTTGTTGTTACCCAACCGGCGAGCGGCGCTGTTTCTGGCAACGCCATCGCATTCTTTCTCGGCGATACTCGGCCGCCCTTGATCGCGTCGGATGTCAGTGGCGTCGGCCACGAACCACAGTCGTTGACGGATATGCGGCGCGCCGACCCCCGCAGCAGGGATACCGGCCGCTGCGAAGGCGTAACCGCTTCCTTCCATGTCAGATTGAACAAGGTCGAGCCAGCCGTGCCTAATCGCTGCTTCAACCTGCTCACCAAAGACGACCGGAGGGCGGCACTGCTCGATAAGGTAGTGCCAATATGGCCATAGGTGCCGCTCGTCGTCCATCCCACTACCCACGCCTGCCACGCTGAAAGGCTGGCAAGGACATGAGCCTGTCCAGACCGGGCGATCGTCGCACCATCCAACGCTTCGCAAGGCGTGTGACCAGACGCCGATACCGGCGAAGAAATGACACTGGGTGAATCCAGCAAGCTCAACTGGTTTGACATCTAAAATACTCCTTGAATCGACTTCACCATCGGCGATATGTCCTGCTGTAATGAGATTGCGCAACCACTGCGCAGCTTGGGGGTCAAACTCGTTGTAATAGGCAGCCATCACGCACCTACTCAGCCGGCGGTGCTTCGAGATCCACCTGGATATCCATCAGCAAGTCGCCGATCGAGATACCCGTCAGCGCCGATACGTCCTTCATGCGCGGCAACGGGACGCAGCCCGCATCAACCCACGCGGACACCGCTTGCGGGGTGATCCCCAACTCTTTGGCCAAGGCCGTTTGACTGCCGGCGGCCTCTACGGCCCGCTCTATCGCTTTCATGTTTTAAATCCTAACGTTGTAATAACAACGCGAAGGATACAACGTTGTTTTAACAATTTCAATCTATCGCTTGAATTGTTCGTTGTGTGCCCTACACTGAATTACAATCGTCAGCTTGTAACGAGGTATCGC